TCACCTTATCGTGCAATAGATAGTGGAAATGTTCCTATTGTTATCACAACAAAGTCAAAAGACTTAATTAAATTTACTTTAATTATAGACGAGAATCCAACACCTTGTTGTGCAACATTTGAGTTTGTAGGTTTATTACCATATATTGAAACTAATATAAGAGTAAATGCATACACACACTTAACTGTTGTTGCAGAAGATATAGATGGTAATTTATTTTATAATAGAAAGTATATTAAGGCAGCTGGTGGTTGTTCTGCAACACCATTAGTTGATAGTAGTGTACCAAAAGATAGAGTAGATATTATTGATGATAAATTACATTTTGATAAAAAAAGAATTCAATTCAATCACCCAAACTATTCTGGACTACAATTTGATCAATTAACTAGAACAGAAATACCAGCAGATTATATTGACTCTGTTGTTGTTAAAACAAGTAAAGGTATATTCTCATATGAGGGAACAATCGGTATATCACAAAATCATTACTTTACTTTGTTTAGTGGAGATATAGAAAAAATAGTATATACTGATAATTTAGGAAATAATTACGAGGAAAGTTATGAGTAAAAAACAAGACATTAAATTAGATAATTTAGTTACTGTGAAACCAATTACAGATAATCAAAAGGTAGTCTTTAATGCCTGGAGAAAAGACAATAAGAATTTGTTTTTGTTTGGTGCAGCTGGTACTGGAAAAACTTTTATATCAATGTATCTAGCATTAGAGCAAGTGTTAGACCCAAAAACTAAGTACGAAAATGTTATCATTATTCGTTCAGTTGTTCCAACAAGAGATATGGGGTTTCTGCCTGGTGATGAAGAAGATAAGTCTGCATTGTACCAAGTACCATATCACAATATGGTTCAGTTTATGTTTGAACAATCAAGTGATAATGCATTTAGTATGTTATACGACAGATTAAAAAATCAAGGTAGTGTTACCTTCTTGACAACTTCATATCTTCGTGGTATAACATTAGATAACGCTGTCGTAATTGTTGACGAATCTCAGAACTGTAACTTTCACGAGTTAGATACGATTGTTACAAGAGTTGGTCAAGACAGTAAAATTATATTTTGTGGTGATTTCTTTCAATCAGATTTGACCAAGATGAGTGAAAAAGAAGGACTACAAGATTTTATGAGAATATTAGAACAAATGAAAGAATTTGAAACAGTAGAATTTACAATAGGTGATATTGTTCGTTCTGGTTTTGTTCGTAATTATTTAATAGAAAAAACAAAACTTGGTCTAGGAGAGTAATATATTATGCAAAGTACAAAACAAAGATGGGATTGGAGAATACAAGAAACATTAGTGAAAGAAGTATTAAGACTTGAACCAGAAAACGAATATATTAAAAAGTGGTGTGAGATGGGAAATCATCACGGTGCGAATATTCGTAAGGCTAGAGATTATTATTTAAAACACGGAAAATCACCAGAAGAAAATGGCGAACACCCAAAGGGAAGTTGTCAATAATGAAAAAATATTTGATGATTGCAAGTATTGTTGCATTACCTATTACTGTAAGTGCAGATGGTTATTATGCAAAATTTGGTTATGGTTTACAAGATGGATTGAATGGTGGTAAAAATGCATCAGAGTATGGACTTACTGTTGGTAAGAAACTAAATGATGTATTCTCTGCTGAAATAAAAACAAGATTAAAAGTAAAAGATAGTTCTACCAGTAATGACCAGAGAGCAGAATTTGCATTGATAAGTTCTAAAAAAGTTTATGGTAAACTTAGTATGTACATACGAGGTGGTGCTGGATATAAGTTCACTAGAGATAAAAGTCACGAATACTGGCACATAGAGCCTGGTCTAAAATATAAATTAAATGATGTCTGGAGTATTAAAGGTGGTGTAAGATTCAGAGATAGTTTTGATTCTATATACGAACAATCAGACATTACATATAAGGCAGGAATATCTTATAAACTTAATAAGAATAATAGTATAGGTATCGGAAGTAAATTTAAAAGAGGTGATAGTCAATACAATTCAATAGGTGTAAGTTACAAGGTAAATTTTTAAGGAGAAAATATGTCTGAAAAATTAAGTGAAAATTTTACAGTTGCAGAATATATTAAATCACAAACTGCAACACGACACGGAATAGATAATTCATTAAGTGAAGAACATTTACAAAATGCAAAAAAGTTATTTGCAAATGTTGTACAACCAATAAGAGAAAAGTTTGGTATAACACTCATTACATCTGGGTATAGAAGTCCAGATTTAAATGCAAAGATAGGTGGTTCTTCTAAATCACAACATTGTAAAGGTCAGGCGGTTGACCTTGAGTGTTTAAAAGAAAGTAATGCAGATGTGGCTATGTGGATAGAAAACAATCTAGATTTTGACCAGCTCATTTTAGAGTTCTATACACCAGGCGACCCTAGAAGTGGGTGGATTCATATATCTTATAATGAAGATGGAAAAAATAGAAAATCGGTATTGACAGCAAGTAAAATAAATGGTAAAGTAGTATACACAAATGGTCTTAATATATGATAGACAAAGAAGGTTATACTCAAAGAGAATGGGATAGAGTTGTAGGTTATGGAAAAGTACCAGATGAATATAAGAAAAAGAATGTTCCAACACAAAAATAATTTAGATATACCAGACATAAGTGCTAAGACTTCTGATGGCATAAGGTTATACGAAACACCAGAGGGTAAGTTTTATCCATCTATCACTACTGTTTTAAAAAACAGAGGTAAAGAAGGTTTATTTGAGTGGAGAAAAAGAGTTGGTGAAGATGTTGCAACTTATGTTTCAAGAAAATCTGCAACAAGAGGAACTCAAGTACATCATTATTGTGAAAAGTATTTAGACAATGGTTATGAGAACAAAGATTGGAATGAATATAAAAAAGGTAGATTTCTATCTTATTGTTTGTTCTCACAACTAAAACCATATTTAGATAAAAGAATTGGATTGATACATTGTCAAGAAAGAGCATTATGGCACGACTTTTATAAGATTGCTGGTAGGGTTGATTGTATTGCAGAGTGGAACGGAGAGTTGTCTGTAATTGATTTCAAAACAAGTACCAAAGAACGAGAAGATAATTGGAATGAGAACTATTATATACAAGCCTCTGCATATGCAGAGATGTATCAAGAAAGAACATCACAAGAGATAAACCAGATAGTTATATTAGTGGTTACAGAAGACGGTACAGTTCAAGAGTTTGTAAAAGATAAACATAAATATTTGCATCTACTTGACAAAGAGTTAAATCTATATTATAATACTGTAAAGACTGGTAAATGAAAAATTAACAGTTTGTTCATATAACTTACAGAAATGTAATTTATAGATATAAAGGATACTTGACGAAGATGACTTTGAGATAGACTGGACGAGGGGGCAGTACCCTCCACCTCCACCAAAAAGCCTCTAATGAGGGGGTGAAATAGGGTAGACAGATGTTAAAGGGTTATTGGAGAGTATGGGTTGACTTCCTTATAGGTCAAACACTATAAACGCAAACGATAACTTTGCATCTCAAGATTTCGCACTAGCTGCTTAATCTGATAGGGTTCGGTGAGTTCCTAGTAACAGAATACTCACCATTTAATAATGAGTGGTCTGCGGCCCAAGGCAACCAGCACTCCAATACTAGTTAGGAGAATAACTATGGCTTGGTCAAAACCAACTATTACTGAAATTTCAGTAGGTCTTGAAATTAATTCATACGCTTGCGCTGAGAAGTAATTTCACTAAATTGGGTGGGGTATAATACCCTTGAGGTTTGAACCCACCCTTTTTTTATTAATTTTTATTAGATTGTGAATACATTATGACACCAAAAACATTTTCAATATACATAGAATCTCAAGTCAGAGAGAAAAACATATCACATATGGATGCAATATTAGAATATTGTACCAAGAACGAAGTAGAACCAGATAGTATAACTGGTCTAATCCAAAAACCACTTAAAGATAAAATAGAAGCAAACGCAAGAGATTTAAACTTTTTACCTAAAATGGGTAAACTACCAGTATGATTCATATTATGGACGCCTTTAATGCATTTAAAATTTATATGGGTTTGAAAGCACATTTCAACTCAGACTACGACTTTACAAAGTATGGTGGTAAAACTAGAGCTAGTAAATCTAGTTATCTACAAAGAAAAGACAAACACTTTTTTGGTAAAGTTGCAAGAAAGTATGGTGATGAAACTCAAGACTTTTTTGTTTCTAATTTTTTAAGAAATGAAAAAGGATACATTGGAGAGTTCAATGATAGAAACTTTACAGATTGGAAAAAAAGACATCAATCATTAAGATATATGTTTGAACAAGATATGAACTTGTTGTTAAATCAAGTTACAGATTTTAATAAATTATTTACTGTTGAAAACGGACAACACCCAATATTGTTTAGAAATTATTTATCACAAAGAATCAATATAGAAACAATGATTATATTAAACAAGTTAGTAAACTATCAAAAGGATTGGGATAAACAAATAAATGAAAACATTATCTGGCCTAATCATAGAAACAAATTAAATAATTACGATTCACTATTGACAATTAATGAAACAGAGTATAAAATGAAAGTTCTAAATTTAACAAAAAATAAAAAGTAATGCATACAATACCAATATACGATAAACAAGGTACAGAAGTAAACAGATTAGAAATAGACGATGATTTAAATCATTGTGGTGGAAGGGTCTGGAAAGGTAAAGAACACTATTACAAAGGTTTAGGTATTCCTTACTCTCATCATCAATTACTAGAAAAAGATATTACAGATGATTCTGAATTTGATATGATACAGAATACAAATATATTTTATCTAGGGTATCTTGTGTGTAGAAAAAATTGGAAGAATAAAGTAGGAATATTCCAAGAGAGATATCAACCATTTTTTCCAGATTTTATTGGTGCTTGTAGTGTTAAAGAAAAAACAATTACTGGTAACTCAAGAGGTTTTAAAAGGTCATCAGTTGATGTGATAGAAGTTATTAATTATGATGCAGTAAATAAACAGTATTATTTTAAAATGGATTATAAGTGTAAAAGAAAAAGTTATATTAAAGATGATGGTAAACCACAAAAATTACAAGATTTATTAGAATATATGTTAGAAAGTGATTGGAACTTTCTGTGGGATAAAGGTGCAATCAATGATATAACACCAGAGGGCCTGGTGTCAGATGTAGCTGACCTATTTGAGTCAGATGAATTGCACCATCAATTAGGAACTGTGTATTCAGTTTTATACAGTTTACACAATGTTAATGTACAAAAATATTTTGAGTTTCTTAAACATATGAAATTAGAACATAAGAATCAATCTTCTTTTATTACTAATTCCATATTGATTTTAGAGAATAATGGTATTGATACTTTACCATTAAAACCTTTTAATGAGGATATGAAAAACTTTAAACATACAGTTTTGAATTTCTTATTGCAAGGTAAAAATTGTGCATATTGTTCTTGTGATATGTTTATCCACGAGGGTGATTTGGTCAGAGATGATTATGTACGAAAAGTGTCAAAACAACTACAACACATACAATATTAATTTTAATTTGGAGTAAATATGAATATGGAACAAAAACAATCTAACGAATCTTTAGTAAGAGAAAGAGATTTTTATCGTTCTAAATTTGAAGGTATGGAAGATAAAATAAAACTTCTATCATCTGATTGTGCATATCTTAAAAAAGATAATGACAGTTTAAGAGATAGATTAAAAGAAGTAAACAAACAAGCTTTTATTAAAAATAAAAGAAACTTTAGGAGATAGGTGTGGAACAAAGATTTACATTTATTAAGACAAATGAAATTAAAGACGATTTTGACTCCGAAGAAAGAGTTGAAGTTGAAGTTGTAATAGAAGAAAATGATTTAGGACAACTAGAAGAAAAGTTTAATAATTTTCTTAAAGGTTGTGGTTATGAAGACATTACAGTATCAATAACAGAACCTAGTATAGAACAAGATGGTGATGTTCTTGGTGACTTAGATGATGAACTAGAAGATGTTGACGAAGTGGACAATATTCACGCTTTCAAAAAAACTAGTGATTATAATGATAAACCATCTGACACAGAGTAATGCAACAACTATCTTTATTGGATTTTATAGTGGATAATAGTAAACCTAAAAATGTATTTGTACTTGGTAATGGTGAGTCCAGAGATGGATATGACCTAAAACAATTTAGACAATGGGGAAAGATATATGGGTGTAATGCACTTTATAGAGATTTCCAACCAGACGGATTAATATCAACAGATTGGCCTATGATGCACGAGATATATTCATCTGGTTATTGTTCTAATAACAAATGTTATTTTAGACAATGGAAACTGTTACCAGAACAATTCTTTGAGATGTTACAATATACTGGATTAGAACAATCAAGTATGGAACAACTGAATGAACAACTCAAGAGTTTAGATTTAGATACAGTAGATAAATTTTTACATCAAAATGAAAAAGGTTCTAGAACACAATTAGTTTGTCACGGAATAGACCCAGAGAGATTTAAAGATGCGATATTAGAAATATTATCAAAGTTTAAAGGATTACCGAAAGGTGATGTAAGACAAAAACTAGGTAATGCTGGTTTATGGATTACTTGGGTAGATGATAATGATATGGCTGAAGATTTAGATACTTTCTTTGATGGTGAATTTATGGGTTGGAGTTCAGGCCCTACTGCTGTTAGAGTTGCAATAGAAGAAAATAAAGATATAGATAACATCTATATGTTAGGATTTGATATGCCAAGAGATGGTAAAGTAAATAATGTGTATAAAGACACAGATTGTTACATTACTTCTGATTGTAAATATGTAAGTCCTATGAACTGGATAGAACAACACGAAAATAATTTTAAGAAATATCCAGACAAAAAGTTTTACAGAGTTATAGATGATGGTTCTGAAATACCAGAATGGTCAGACTATAACAATGTGAAAACAATCACCTACGGAAATATGTGGGGTAGAGTGGTTGTATAAATAACATTATATTATGATTAAGTGAAATAAAATAACATATAAAACATATAATAACATACGGAGATATAATATGTCATTAGATACTTTAAAAAAGTCTAATTCTTTAGACAAGATACTGGCTGCAGTTGAATCAGAAAATGCACCAGTAGAAAAACAATCATATGTAGATGAGAGATTGTGGAAACCAGAACTAGATAAGTCTGGTAATGGTTATGCAGTTATTCGTTTTCTGCCTGCACCAGATGGTGAAGATATGCCTTGGGCAAAACTTTGGAATCACGCATTTCAAGGGCCAACTGGTAAGTGGTACATTGAAAACTCATTAACTACATTAACTCAAAAAGACCCAGTTTCAGAATACAATTCTCAACTGTGGAACTCTGGTGTTGAAAGTGATAAAGAAATCGCTAGAAAACAAAAGAGAAAACTACAATACTACTCAAACATATATGTAGTGTCTGACCCAAAGCATCCAGAAAATGAAGGTAAAGTTTTCTTATTCAGATATGGTAAGAAAATTTATGATAAATTGATGGAAGCTTTACAACCTCAGTTTGAAGATGAAACTCCAGTAAATCCATTTGATTTCTGGGAAGGTGCAAACTTTAAATTGAAAATCAGAAAGGTTGACGGATACTGGAACTACGACAAGTCAGAGTTTGATAGTCCATCAAAATTAAACGAAGATGATTCCGAATTAGATAAGATTTGGAAGACAGAATACTCTTTAAAAGAGTTTAATGCACCATCTAACTTTAAGACTTATGATGAACTCAAAAATCGTCTTGACGATGTTCTAAGTGGAACTCAATCATCAACAAGTTCTGCCGAAGATGTAGAACTTCCTAAGACAGAAGTTGACGGAGATGACAAGTCTTATGTAGACAATGTTGTCAAAACAACTTCTAATGAAAGTGATGATAGTTTAGATTACTTTCAGAAATTAGCAAAAGAAGCCTAAACTTCCTTTGTTTCTCCTTATTGAAGGGGTGTTACACTTTTGTGTACACCCCTTTTTTATTATAAATAGTAATGAGAGTAGGAGAGGCAAATATGGTAGACCCAATTACAGCATTTGGAGCTGCAACAGCAGCCTTTAGTGCAATCAAAAAAGGATTTGAAATCGGCCGAGATGTGGAATCTATGTATGGAGACATCGGTAGGTGGATGACAAGTTGTGAAACTGTAACTAAAGAAGCAGCTAGAGCAAAAAAATCTGGTATGAGTGTTGAAGAAGAAGCACTTGAAGTCTTTGCACACAAAAAGAAAATCGCCGCAATGGAACAAGAACTCAGAACTTTCGTGAATATGAATCACGGCCCTGATGCGTGGAATGAAGTTTTAAGAATACAAGCAGAGATAAGAAAAAAAAGAAAAGAAGCAATAGCACTTGCAAAGAAAAAGCAAGAAGAAATGATTATGTGGATTATGATAGGTGTGGGTTCATTATGTTCCCTATGGGTAGTATTTTATGTTATCTGGAAGGCTATGGGACAGTAAAATGGTAATATCCATAGGAGTATTAGAATGAAAAATAATATTTTGAGTAAATTAATGAAAAGTCATTGGTTTTGGATTTATTTATTTGTTATAATTCTTTTTACAGTATTGACTTTTATTGATTTCATAACAAGTTAATTTAATGAAAAAGTTTAAATGGACTCGTTGGCCGAGATTCAGATCACAGTGGAGACACTCAATGCCATACAAGAGTCCAGTAGTAATGTGGGATAGTGAAATGGTATTAGTTGAGATTAAAGAAATAGATGGTGAGAAAGTTCCTATTCATATGTGTAGAGGGAAAAGTACCAGAAAGATACCAGAATATTAACCAAATTGTTGTCTTACAACTTGACTATGGAAACTATCTGTAATTTTTGTATCCATAACTATTGTTTGTTCAGATGGATTAGTTGTAATATTAGTGTTACCACCAGCCATCATAAATGATGCAGTTTGATTATCTTTTTCTGCAACTAATTTCTTATTATCTTTCATAAGTTCAACTAACTCATTTATTTTATCAACTTGTCTTATACTACTTTTTTCAATAATCTCATTATTCTTATCCATCACTTTTTTAATTTTTTCATTGTTTCTTTTCATACTCTCAACAGTAGCAACTCTTTTTTGTTCAATGAGTTTATCAAATTGTTCTTGAGTTATATCACCTGCTTCTAATCTTTTTTGTTGAAACTTCTCAAATTTTTCAAAACTAAGTTGACTCTTTTCAACTTGTTTTGCATATCTTTCAATCTTGTCGCCTGGTGTATCAATTAAATCTTCTGCTTTTATTAAACCAAATGTGAAACCTTCAACTGCACCAGCGCCCCCTGCTAATATTTTTTCAAACTTATTTGCCTCTTTACCAAAAAGTTCATTCGCATTTCCAAATGCTGCGACTGCGTCTACTGCCGAAACAGCCACAGAACCAACTGCAAATCCTACTGGGCCTGCAGCTCTAAGTGCAGTACCAGCAACTCTCGCACCACCTTTTGCAATATTTTTTACACTACCTAATTTTGATACTTTATCTGGTTTAATCGTTTGTTTAGACTGACCCATTTTGGAAACATCAAAGCCTGATGATTTACCACCCTTTACACCTTTTGCACCTTTACCACCTTTACCAAAACCCATCATTCCACCAATACCTCTAACCATTTTGGTTGCAGTGGATATCGCAAAATATATTGCAGCTGCAAATGCGGCGACTGCTATACCTATACCAATTAAAAATGTTTTTTTGAAATCACCTAATGCTTCAGTCGTATCAGTAAACAGTTTACTTACAACAGCACCTAAACCCTCTTCTTTAAATAGTGTGTATAAGTCTTCAACATAAGCAAAAAATGCTTTAGTTATCTCTATGGTTGCACGGATAGTATTTTTTAATCCCTCAAGGAACTTAGGCCACATATCACTATTAATAAATTTTTGTAAAGCAAATAGTGCAGTCAATAAAAGACCACCAGTGATTAAATTTTTTAAAATTGCACCTATACTTTTAAATGTAGTTTCTATTGGTGATGTAATTGCACCCAATATACCTTTACCAAGATTTTGAACAGATGTTAGTAATTTACTACGGTCTCTTTTTTCATCTTTTTTATCTTCGTTACTTTTTGTTACAGACTCTTTTATACCCAATGCAAAGAATTTTATTCTTTCACCAAAAGTTAAAAACCCTTTTTTATTAGCCTCTATAATTTGTTGTTGTAATTCACTTTGTTCTTCTTTTTGTTCTTTTGTTTCATCAATACCTTGAGTTTGTATTTTTTGTAATTTTACTACTTCGTCTGTTGTTTCTTTTTGTAGATTATCAGTTTCAGTAATACCTTCTTTTTTATCAAAAGATTCTCTTTGAGCTGCAAGTCTAGTATCATTAATTATTTCTGGTAATGCATCTTTTAGTCTTTCACCAGCATCATCACCTCTATCATTTTGTTGAATAATAGTTTGTAGACTATCAGTAGTCTCTTTTTGTCTTTTGATAAGTTCTTGAAAGTCTCTTGAAGTAATATCAGCCATTATTTTTTCTTCTCTGTTTTCTTATCTACATATGCATTTGCACCGAAATATGCGGCGACTAGTGCTGAAATTGCAACAAAATATGTTGGTGCAATATCAGCGATTAATTTTGCAGCTGTGTCTTGTCCTAACATTGCAGTAATTAATATACCACTAGGATAAAATAACATACCAAACAATGCGAACCAAGTCATAGTTCTCATTGCATCTCTACGAGCATCTGCATCTTCTAATTCTTTTCTTTTAAATTCCAAATCCATCTCCAATTCTTCTTGGGAGATGTGTCCATCTCCATTCAAGTCTTTTTTAGCTAACTCTGGGTCAACTGTTTTAGGTATTTTGTTGTTGTTGTTTAAGTCGTTCATTTTCGTCTCTTATATGTTCGTTTAATAGTCCAACATATATTTCTCTTTCCCAAGGCACCATATTTTCTAATTCGGACAAACTGTATTTATGATGTTGCATAAATGAAAAGTTTGTTTTAAAATGGTTCTCAAGAGTATCGTGAGAAAGAGCTATGTAAAAAAACTATTCAAACCCTCCAATCTTACTTTTGAAGAAACATTAGTGTTTGGATTATTAATTTCAACATCCTTATACAATTTTGGTATATTATCAAAGAATGTTCTTACTTTGTTAAATTGTGCAGAAGACAAACTTTCAATGAAATCTTTAGTTTCTTTTTCATTAAAGTCTGTTTTTTCATACACCTTTTCACCATCTATTACTCTATGCACACAATTTATAATAATTTTAAATAAGTCTTCCAAAGTAGGACTTTTAAAATCTTTCAAGTGTGATAAATCATCAATAGATGGATATCTAAATTCTATTGAAATCTTATCATCTAGTCTAACTAAATTACTATCTGGTAAAGGTTTATCTACCACCAAATCAGTAAGGTTAACTTCTTTTGTCACATATGTATTTTCTTCATCTGGACATTTTATAGAAACTTTAGTCATTTCCCCAGATGATTTTGCACGAATATTTACAAATAAATACTCTAAATCTGCCATAGGTATTACACCACTTTTTATAGTGTTGTTAGTGCAATTCTCTATAAGATTTTTTACTGCATTAATTACATCTCTTTGTTCACCAGTTTCATTGGCAATCATAAGGTTCTTTTCTTCTTTTACTAGATATGGTCTATATTTAACATCTAGTTGAGAAATTGGTAGTTTTATGTCATAAGTTGACACTTCAAATTTTGGCAAAGCCATAATGTACTCCTTTATCTAACAAATTTACCGATAGTGTTACCAACACCACCAGTGATTATATCTGCGGCTGAACCAGCGGTTGCAATCGCAGTAGGTGATGCACCAGATTTACCAAGAATATCATAAAGAACACCTTTAGGACTTATGATACTGTATCTGGAATCATCTCCAATATATATATCCGACCCTCTCAACCTTAAACTCTTATCTGCAATACTATCATCAACACCTTCTTCTTTGATAGTATGCCACTCTCTATATGCAAGTTCAACGGTTACTCTTTGAATTTCACTAGATGCTTGGTTTAAATCTTGAGGTGAAATTGATTTAGGCCAAACCTCTTTTACTGAAACTCCATAACTGGTTTTTTCTTCTTTTGCACCAGTAAATGCAAAGAAATTAAATGGTATAACTGTATTACTACCTTTACCCATTTGAAATATATCTAGTTCACCTATGTAATTATTATAATAGTTTAAATTGTGATTTACTGGATTGTAAATGTTTTTCATCCACATTTCAAAGAATCTTTTTTCAGACATATCTGCATTACATAAGAATGTTGCTTGTAATGATGCATATTGACCAACACCTTGAGGTAATTCTCTTGGTGGGCCGTATATATTATCATCTGGTGCAGAACGAATACTTCTGCCTGGAAACTGTAAATTTTCTGCTCTTAAACTAACATAACGATTACTTTCACCAGTAAATAATTTACACTTTAAAAATATCTCAAATCTATTTTGTTGTGCTTGTTCTCTACCATATAAAGAACTTTTAAAATCTCTTAATGAAAATACCATTAGATTGCTTTCCTACTATCTGACCACACTTTACTTGCAGATGATTTCTTGAATCTCTGTACTGGTAACATAATTGCAGTCATAAAATCTTCTTCTTCTAATTTCCTAAATCTACTTCTAACATTACTATTTAAGTATCTTTTTAAAGTTGGTTTAATAAGTCTTACTTTTTTCAACGCACTATAATTTGCATTTGGGTCTAAACGACTTAATAGTTGGGCCCTCAACGCATATGGTAAATAGTGAAAATTTATTCCTAAGAAACCATCTCTATATTTTTCTATTGGTAATACCAACGGAAATGTATCATAATATGGTAGTTTGTTTTTCAATTTAGGGTCATATATAAACATATTCAACGCACCAAAGTTAACTCTACCAGTAATCTTTCCATCTCTTATAAGTTGTGATTGAGATGGTGTACCGAGTTCTTTTATACGATTACGATACCATTGGTATGGTTCTTTACCACTTTTCCTTAACTTTGATATTTCGTCAAATATACTCATTTATTATATTTATAAGTGGGATTGAGGTGGTCTTCAGTCAATATTACAAAATCCATATTTCTATCTCTACAATATTCTTTTGCAGCTTTCCATTTTGCAGTGTTCTTTCCCCACTCGTAAACCTCTTTTATGAACGATTTTGTTTTTCTTTTAGGTATTTTAGGTTCAACAGTATATTTTTTAGGTTTGACTTCTATTATCATTTTTTTTAATTTACCATCTGCTCTTTTGACTTTGACATAAAAATCTGGGAAATATCTATGATATTTGCCATCTGTTGGTAAAAAATAAGGTATTATCAGTTCTTCTGACCCCCACTCTAATACTCTAGGATTTTTATCACAATACACCATAAATTTTCGTTCCCACAAACTTCTGTAATAAATAGTAGTAGGATTACCTTTATACTTTTTAGTATCAGAAGGAATGAAACGACCACTATAACTCATAGGAATATTTATATGGTTAATTATAAAGACATTGCAATGGGAAAACCTTCAACTGAGGGTTTGACAAATGATTTTGATGCAGACCCATTTAAACAAAGAGTGAGTCTTGACCAAAACACTAGAAAAAGTAAATTCAATCAAGAGATTTTACAATATCCATTAAATGCTGGTAATGATGGTGGTAGAACACCAGCTGGACATCATATTCAATTTGAAATATTAGAACAAGATGTAGGTTCAATTAAATTTGGTGAATTACCTAAAGAAACGACTGATGAAGTAGTTGGTATCAGTTCATTAATAAGTAACTCTGCTGTTGCAAGAGATGTTGTTGTAAGTAAAAATGGTTCTGTGTTTACTTTAGTTCCAGCATTATCACAGAAAGCACAAGCTGCAAGTGAGTCTGGAAATTCAAGTAGAGCTGCACAAGAGTTAGGTCTTAATCCATTTATTAGTGGTGCGGCAGAAGTTAAAAGAGTTCAAAAACAAGGTGCAAGAATTAGAAACCAAACATTTGCAAGAGCACCGACAAGTAGACTACAAAGTCTTATAAAATTGTTTATGCCTCCGTCTGTTGAGGTTACATATGCACCACAGTATACTGATATGGAAATAGGACTTGGTGCAAAAACAGCTGCTGGAGCAGTTGATACATTTGTCAACACCAAAGGTGATTTTGCTGAAAAAATAGCTGCGGCAACTGATGAAGTTATGAGAAAAAATAATTTAGTTGAGAAAGCTGGGATTGGTACGATAGATACAATGGCGCCTGGTTTTAAAGCAATATTATTTGGTAGGTCTGGTAAAGCAGTTAACAACAGAATGGAATTAATATTTTCTGGATTACAAAAAAGAAGTTTTTCATTTAATTTTAAATTTTTACCAAAAAGTTATCAAGAAGCAAAAGCAGTTTACAATATTGTAAGAAGATTTAAGTTTCATATGTTACCAGAAATTGCTGGTGATGTAACAACATCAAGAACATTTGTTACACCAGATGTTTTTGATATTAAGTATATGATGAATGATGGTAAAGAAAATGAATATATCAACAAAATATCAACTTGTGTATTAGAAAATATGAATGTAAAATATGGCGGTGATAGATATCAAACATTTGACCCATCTATGGCAGAGGCAGGAGCGCCAGATGGAATGAAAGCTCCACCAGTACAAACAGAAATGACACTTCAATTTAAAGAATTAGAATTAGTGACACAAAACAATGTATTAGCAAGAGGTTTTTAATGGCATACTTTCAGAATTTTGAAACTCTAGTATATGATATAGTAGGTGATGACAATCCAAAACTGTTTACACATATATTAAGAAGGGTTAAGATAAATGATTTAGTAAAAGATAATATTTTACTGTATGATTATTATCAAGTTAAACCAGGCGAAAAACCAGAAGATGTTGCATATGATTTTTATGGTAGTGCAGAATTACATTGGTTAGTGTTGTATGCAAACAATATAGTTGATAGATACCATCAATGGCCTATGAGTGTTAGAGGATTTGAAGATTATATAAAAGACAAATATGCAAGTCCACTTGGAACTCATCATTATGAAATTAGTCAAAAGTCTGGTGATACAACAACAAAGATAAACATAGGTTTAGACTCTACTGGTCATAGTGGTGATACAGTAAGTGAAGTAACAAACAGAGAGTATGAGGAAAATTTACAAACTCAATATAGTAAAATAAGATTAGTAAGAAAAGAATTCGTAAATCAAATTAGGAAAGAATTAAGAACCTTATTACAAAGTGATAAATAATGTCTGTTGGATTAAGTCAATACAATTATAGTGGTACATTTGAAGTTGAAGAATGTAAACTTAAAACACATCACGGAACTGATGTGAGCCTTGAAGGTGTATTAAGTATTGTAAGTGTGTATGAAGATATAATGCAAGGTTTTATGACTGCAAACATATCTTTTGCAGATACAAATGATTTGGTATTAAATAATGGTATTGTAGGTAATGAATTTTGTTACTTAAAATTAGTTACACCCTCCACCGAAGATGTTTCAATAGATTTCACAACAGACCCACTTATCGTTACATCAGTAACACAAAGAACTGAGGGGCAAGGTAAATTTGTTACATTAACTCTTGCATCAAGAGAATATATGAGAAATTCTAGAACCAGAATATCCCAAAGTTTTTCTGGTAATATGTCAGAAATAGTTCGTAGATTAGTAAAAGAGAAACAATTTTTAGGTAGTAATAAAAGATTTTTAACTGATGATAGTGTTGGTTTAGAAAGAGTGGTGATTCCTAATTTACGACCTTTAACTGCAATACAAATGATTGCACAAAGAGCTAAAACAAAAAAAGACTCACCTTTTGTGTTTTTTGAAACTAGTAAAGGTTTGCATTTTTTATCTTTTGATATGATTAATAGACAAAATACTAAAACAACATTTACATTAGGTGCATCAGATACTTATGATAATAAACCATCTAAATCATCTCAATTAGAAGCAAATATAGTTAGACAATTAGGACAAGTAGAAAGTGACCATAGTATAAGTAATAGTGTACTGTTAAACACAATGAATGGAATGTATTCTTCAAGAATGTTGTTACACGATATATACAATAAAACTTATCACGATTTAAAGTTTAGATACTCTGATGCGTTTTCCAAAAAAAATGATATAGAGAGTGGTATTGGTGAAACTGGTTATCCAGTATTTCCAATATCAAGTCCAGTAGATGAAGATGGAAAAACAGTAGAAGACTTTCACGATTCTTATTTGTCTGTACAATCCTCTTCTGGATTTAATAATCCAAAAGGTTCAATCCACAATATCAATCCTTACCCAAATACGATTTATCCTTTTGAGGAATCCTCAATAAGTGATCATTTGTTATCTAGAAATCATAAAATGGCATTTTTAGATAGAATGGGTATGACTATTGAAATGGTGGGTAACTTATCAATACAGGCTTCAGATGTAATAAGATTGAATGTATATAAAGCAAAAACTGATTCAGATAATGAAGATGAAGAATTATATGATGAAAGATTAACTGGTAGATATGTTATAACAAGATTAAGACACACTTTTGATTTTGGTAGACCTAAAAAACATACTATACAAGCGACAGTCATTAAAGATAGTGTGACTAAACCTTATTCAAATAATCTACCACCCAACCCTAAGAGGTTAATTTAAAGGAAGTAAAATGACTAATAAACAAACTCGTAAGTTAAGAACATTAAATTTTCAAAAACAAGAACGATATATAAATAATGATGTAAATGACTTAACAACGGAGGTGAGTAAACTCTACCTCGCAAGAACGAGAAAGTTTTTAGGAAGAAGAACAGCGTGAAGACATTTGACCAATTACAAGAGGGTGTATACGACCCTAATATATTTAAAGCATTTTTTCTAGCAGGCGGGCCTGGTAGTGGTAAATCTTTTGTAGTAAGAAAGACCACTGGTGGGCTCGGTCTGAAAGTTGTAAACTCTGATAATGCATTTGAAAAACTACTAAAAGATGCAGATTTTGATTTGGATTTTAGAGATATGAATCCAGAGAAAACTCTTGAAAGAGATAAAATAAGAAAAAGAGCAAAAGAAGTTACATCTAAAATGCAAAAGAATTTTGTTGCTGGTAGACTTGGTATGATTATAGATGGTACTGGTGCAGAATATGGTAAAATAGAAATACAAAAAAAATTACTAAACCATTTAGGTTATAACACTTATATGATTTTTGTTAATACTTCATTAGATACTGCAATAGAAAGAAATAACAAAAGAGATAGAAAACTACCATCAGATATTGTAAAAACATATTGGAACAATGTACAATCAAACATTGGTAAATTTCAAAATTTATTTGGTACTAAAAACTTTGTTGTTGTTGACAATAATAATGCAGGCGAAGATGTATTTAATAAAGTATTTAAGACAGTTAGAAAACTTGCAAATAAAAAACCCAACAATTACATTGCAAAACAATGGATTGATAATCAGTTAAGAATGAAAAAATTGGCAAAGGGTTGACAAACATAATTTTCTATGTTAATATGTAAACAATAATAATTATAATTAGTGAGGTATAATGACTAAACGAAAAATGTCTGAAGAACAACGACAGGCTGCGATTGAAAGACTTGCACTCGCAAGAGAAAAACGACTAAAAGAAAATCCACCACAATATAAAAACATTGCACCAGAGGTACTTGCGATACCAGATGATGGTTTTATGTCTATGAAAAAAGTTAGACAATGGATTAAGACACAAAAAGATATCGCATCAAGTTCTGAAAAGGCGTCAAGAAGACACGGTATTGATACTAAAATTAAGAATCAAGAAAGAGCAAAAGGACTTAATGCACGAGGATATATTAGGTGGTTAAATAACTATCTTGAGTCTGGTATTTTTGCTGGTGAATTTATTGGTGAGTATGAAAATATACCAGTTACTAGAAAAATTGTTGCAGGCCCAAGAGAGGGTTGTAAAATAAGAGGTGGAAAGGTTATAGACTAATGGAAGAGTTTATGAAGTGTATAGGTATTAGTTGGTGGCAATGGTGGATACTTGTTGCAGTTACTGTAAACACTTCTATAAACTTAATAGTTTATATTAAAGGTAGGAAAATAAAAAAAGACAAATGATACAATTATACAAGAACATTTTACCAGATGATTTGGTAAAAGACTTGTTGGATTATTATGAATCATATGAACCTATTGATTATGGTAATTTCACACAAGTTGAGATAGATACTAAACATAAACTTACAGACTATATGAAAGATATAGTTTATAAAGTTGCAGACCATTATTTTGAGTTGCACGATAAAACAAACCAACACCCAGAACCATTTGCATTAGAGGGTTTTAGGATAAAAAGGTATGAACCTAATAAAGGTAGTTTTCCTTGGCATACTGACGCTGGTAATATACAAAACTGCACAAGGTTTCTTGCATTGTTGTTTTATTTAAATACAAGTGAAGCTGGTACTAAATTTGAAAAGACATATGTACCAGCAGAAAAAGGTAGTGTGGTTGTATTCCCACCAATGTGGATGTTCCCACACGAGGGTGAGATGCCTAAGAAAAAACCTAAGTTTATAATGAGTACATATT